AATGAACAGCAAACAAACCTTTAGGGTTAGCACACTCCCATTTTTTAATCCGAAGTTGAAATCCGGGACTATCTTTGACAATGATTTCTTTCATTTTAATACCTTGTCATTTTTGTATTGTAACCAGTCTGTGAACTTACTGCGATCCATTAGTGTATGTAGACTGTGGGACCATACACCGGGATTAGTTGCCTTAAAATCTTTATCATCGATTTTAAGCATTGTATTATAATTCCATAATTTAATATAGGGAATTGGCACACGAATTTGCGGAATAAAATTATCATACTCACAGTATCCGCTTTCGTGGAATTCTTCAACTTGACTTATAGGAATATCTAATGAGCAAAGATATTCTGCATCTAGAAAATGGAAAATCATCTCTTCCCATTCTTTGTGCTCAATAAAATTACTAGGGTTAAAACTGTGATTAGCACCAAAGAAAATATGTTTAATATCTTGATTAGACAATGCACCTTCAATAGCATCAATTGGTTGAACACCTACTACAAACAATGTGTTCATATTATATGCTGGGGTATGTTCTACTTCTTGTCCAAAGAAGAATACAGCATTGTCTAACTCTCCGTCTGTATAATCACGCTTCATTCTTTTCAGCCTTTGAGTTTTCGTACTGTTTCATAAGTCTTGTTACTGCTTCCATACGTTCTTGGAACACATCTGGAGCACCTTCTGCGGCACGAGTCATATCCCAGTCACTTGGGTAATGACGCAACATAGCTCGTGCATGTTCTCTTATAATTTTTGGAACTCGTGGAGTGTGCTGTGGATTACAAAGATCCAACAAAAATCTTCTAGTTTGTACTACGGAACGATACCGTTCATCGGGCAATGTCATTCTTTTACCTGTGATTCTAGCTGGTTTAATTTTGATTCTTCCTCGTCAGTGAATTCATCACTGTGTTCAGATTGTACAGTCTCTGTATCTACTTCGTCAAAGAATTTGGTATAATTAGCCGACGAATTAGTCATTTTCTTACCAGTATTGCCCCGAGTACCAATAATGGTATCAAAATATCTTCGGAACTCTTCGATAATAGCCAACGCTTCACCTTTATTACTTGTGGCAAAAATGGCTTCGACTACATCCTTAAAGAAGATTCGATCAAATTTTTCTTGAACTAACATACTAGGTATTTTACCAGAATCGTATTGACGATTGGCTTCTTGTACTGCGTTAACGTGCATCCAAACATTATGACCCATCATAATAGCATAGCTAAATGAATCCCATGATGTCTTGCCTTCTTTGCCAATCTTATTTAGGTCGCCCGGAGCATAGATACAAATATCTTTTATTTCAACTTGGTCAATAATAGGGCTTGACTCAAATGCACTAAAAATGTTATCTTGTATTACTGCATCTTTGAAGAGTCTTGTGTCTTGGGCATATTTTTTGTCGTCTGCCGAAGCCTGCATACGGTAAACCCATTTCTTTCTGTCTTCTGTTTCTGTTGTAATATAGATTTGTCCGTTTGCTGTTGCCAGAAACGGTGAGGCGCAGTCAAAAGATATGGTAAAGTTTTCATTATGGTATTTCCTCACTGATCGTTGAATATCGGTTAATAAAGTTGCCCATTCTAATTTAGAAGTGCCCAGGAAGTGCATCCAATCCTGCTGACCCTTTTCAAGGAGTCCGTCGAATCGTAATTCCACTAGTCTACGTAGAACCAAGTGTACATCGCACATATTTTGTCCACCCATTGACCATCCGTTGAACGCACGATCGCCATAGATTTTAGTATCGCAGTACTTCTTCATACGATCGTACCAATCATCAGCATCTGGGTGATTTTCGCCTTGTAGAACATTAAGGAACTTGCAGTTACCATTACGATTGTTAATAAACCAATCATTATTAATATAAGTTCCTTGTACTGCTTCTGGGTAACTAGTAATTCCTGTTGCAGCCTTTCCTACAGGACTACGAGCAACCCATGCTGGAATATCCAGCACCATACCATAGTCCATTAGCGTGTCCATCCAAGTTAAAACTTGTTCACGTTTCTTTTGTGCTTTAGGACAGTTAGGATCTTTCCAATCAGCAGGCCAAACACCTTTACCAATCTGGAATCCACCTGAGTCACCTAGCACCCAACTTGTAGCGCGATTACGATTGCGGAACATATCTTCGCTTTCGTCTTGCTTGTTAAGATCTAAATTAGCATGACCTGCTGAATACAAACAATGGTCGTAGTAAAATTGACCTTTATCTGGGTCTAAATAGTTTAAACTCTCAACACCATTTTTAAACGATTTAGGAATACGAGCAGGGTCTACATAATTGCTGTATCTCTGCTTGCCTATAAATGTACTATAAAATCCTGACGTTGCTGGCAGGAAGTATGCATAGTCATTTTGAGTTGCTGTTAAATTTTTATTCAACTTTGCCCCACTTTATTTTTAACCAAACTCTTTCGTGGATATAATGAGCTACAGTGAGTATAACATGTATCAAAATAGCTGTAGATAATCCAGTAAACGGTATAGTCATTATAGTCGCAATGATGCGCCAACCTACCGTCCTTGCCAGTGTTCTTGAATGTGTTTCACTCATTACTTGCTCTGTGCTGGCAGAATGTAGTTGTACTCTGCTAGACCGCTGTTAACAGTAATCTGCATTGCACCTGCGTCGGCAATACGCATAGTCTTGTCACCGTCAAGATTAAGAATGCTCATTACCTGTGTAACCGGCCATGCCCACGATTGTTTAAGTTTAGATTTAACATCTGCATGGAAAGTAAATGAACCTGCGTGTGTTGAAGCATCACCGAAGAAGAATACCAAGTTGCCGCCTTCTGTTTTAACTTGGAAAACAGTTTCTTCTGTATGTGCCTGCGCCTGTAGCTTAAGACGTTGAATACTAGTAACTGTAGGTTCAAACTCAATATCCCAAGTAGCACCTTTGAACTTAACTGTCTTAAGCTTTTCATTGATAATTTCAGCGTTCATAAAGCGATAGTCGTTGACAAAGTCGCCTGACTGATTTTCAAAGTGTAGACTTACTGGCACAGTTTTGCCATTGCGTTCTGCCTGCATAACTTCAATAGTGGCGTTATCTTTGTACTCGGGATTCTTAAGGTGTAGATTAAGTTTGTCCAAGTTTGGCATACCAAACACTCCGTCGAACTCACCAATTACGGCATGTGTCTTTCCGTTAAGAATAACTGAACGGTCTTCTGCCATAGATTCAATTATTGTAGTATCATCTTCGCCTGTAATTTTAATCAGAGGAAGAATTCCTAGGCTGTGTGTATGTGCTACGATGTCTGTTAAAATGTCTTTCATGATAGTTTCCTTTGTAATAGTATATAGGTTTTTTTGTTAAAAGTCAAACAATTTATTAAAGGTATTGGTCTGTTCGGTTGACCTAATGTCCCAATTAAGTACACCAATTAGGTTACCCAATTTATTATCAATAATTGTAGCTTCCATTTCTTCGTGATCAAACGGTAAGTCTTTGAACCACTGTGGTAGCCGTAGTTCATCTACCGGATAAGCTACCGAAGTAAATCCCAACGGATTATCTTTGATCTTACAGACAATTACTTTGGCACCGTCTGTGATCTGCATTGAGTACTTGTCGCCATACATACGTTTGAGCGTATTCCAGTTAATGCTGGCTCGAACGTGTCCAGGCATATTAGTCTTGCCGTTCTTTTCTTCTTTGCCCTGATAGGCAGTGATATTGTTAGCACGTTTAGGGCTACCCTTTTCCCATCCTGGACGAGCTTTGAAGTTAGTACGGAATTCAGTAATATGATCTAATACCTGTTCTTCTGTAGCACCAGTTAAGACTTTCTCCAAAATATCACTTAAGAAGTTTTGAATAAATTCTGGCGTATCACTACGTTTCAGATCCAAGCCCATGGCCTTGATCTTACCTGGCTTACCTTCAATGTCTTGACGCTTGCCTTCTTTGTCATAGTACAAGACAGCATAACGTTTCTTGGTAATGAACAAACTCTTTGAACCAACAATCTCACGACCAGCTTTGATAACTTCACCACGAGATTTAGGACAGTGGAAAGCATCTAACATAAACTGCGGGAATGTATTGTTGACTTCGTCTCCAATTTGATCATAGAGTTGGATCACAGTTTCTTTAGTCCAAGGAATGTGTCCTGCTTCAATTTCTTTCTTTAGTGTTTTGTATGCACTAAAATAACATGAGTCAGTGTCGCCGTAGATAATTGCTTTGCCTACGTGATTGTATTCCCCAGTGATAATCTCATTGACCTTTGATGCCATATGCTTGGCAATCTGTCTTCCTGTTAAAGTAGTGCTCTGACCAATACGCTTATCAAAAAAACGACAACCGGGGTTAAGAATAGCACCATATAAGGAATTGAGGTTAATCTTCTTAACCAACTGACGTTTGTCCCAATATTCTTCTTCAACTTTATTACCTGCTTGAATACATTCTTTGAGTTTGGCCTGCATCTCTTTACGTTCAGCATACCAGCGTTTTAACAACCCGGGAATAATACCTTCTTTTTCATAGGTAAAGATTGTTCCGTTAGCACTCAACATAAATGATTGACCGCTGTCAAAGATTAATCTATTAACTTCGGCAGCACTTAATACATCAACTGCACCGTCTTGCCAGTCGATAGTAATCTCAGAGCCAATCTCTTTGTTCATCACTGCGGTATACTCTAATGAACCAAAGATACCTTCCCAAGCAGCCGCAAAGCTTTTACCTTTGGCAGTTAATCCGTCAATGTACTCTTTGGTCATTGTAGGACGTAGTTGACCTACAATAGTTTCTGGTCCCATGTTCAATGCACGAATAGCACTTGGATACAAGGAGTTAATGTCTAATGAGCCAACCCAGTCTTGCAGACCTTCTTTGGGATAGGCAACATAAGCACCAGCGGCAGCAGTATCTTCGCTTTCATCACGCTTGGGTCGATTAGGAACTTGAAAACCTCTACGATGGCATTCGTTGATAATAGCCTGTTCAGTAACAGCCACAGCACCCATTGTGGTCTGTAGTAGCACAGTACATTCGTGTGCCAGTTTGTTGCTTAAATCGATGAACTTGAGCTTTTGATCCAGTTTGTTGAGCAAGGCACAGTCTTGCCTGTTGTATTCGACAAACTTGCGGAAGTCATTGTTGTAGAGTTGATCCAGTGTACCTTCGTAGACTGTTTTTGATTCTCCAATCTCCATCTCTCCGATGGCATCCAATCGATAGGTGTGTCGTTCTTCATAGGTGTATTTTCTGTAAAGTTCTAGACTGTCAAGATGCACACGACCATGTAGATCATATGTAGTGGCAGTTTTACCATACTTTTCATATTCACGTTTTTTAGGATATTGATCCCACAAGCAAAGTCTGCGTGTGTCGTCTTTGCTTAATACTTTGGTAATGCGGTTAACAGTATAGGGCATATCAAAGCCCTCGCTGTTCCAACCACTTAAAATATCCGCATCTTGAATAAGATTCAAGAACGTGTCCAGCATGTCTGCTTCATTGTCAAAGATATGTGTGTTGGGAAAATCTCTGACTAGTTCTTCTGCTTGGGCAATAGTCATGCCTTTTGGAGGCACAGCAAGACAAACTAATGTATCTAACCATTGTAGGTGGACAGCAATGGCAGTAATTGGCATGAATGCATCATCTGGCGATGCATAGCCACGTTCTGGATCGAAGTCTACCTCAATATCCCAAAAAGCTACATTGAGTTTTGGTGCGTCTTGATTAAGATAGTTTTCACTCAAGCATACAAATATTGGATTAATATCTGCTTCGTAGAGTGTTTTGTTGTTGTGAATCGCAAGTTCTTTGCGAAAGTCTTTGGTGTTTTTACAAACGATGCGACTTAAAGGGTCTCCATGAATACTTTGGAATTTACCTCTAGCATCTGGATAATAAAACGTATAACGAACTGGAAATTCTTTAAAGACTCGATTTCCATCTTTATCACGTTCCACTACTTTAATAATATCAGCATCACGCTGAAAGAGTGCGTCTACGTACAAATTTTTCTCCTATGCAATTTACGGCTTGCAAATACCAACTATGCGGATTATGGCCCGCCTGCCCTTCTATTATATATTTAATAATCTAACATATCCAATGACATCAATAGTGACTAACAATAAGTAGTTAGCTACCATGCCTGTGCTTCTGCGAGTCCATGATGCCCAAGCAAAAATTGCACATTGTAGAATGAATATTGGATAGAGATAAAAGAACAAGGGATCAGTTGCCCCGGCTGCTAGTGTAAGTGAACAGCCAAGGCTCATAAACCATGCTGTAATCTCTAGTGTAAATCGGGTAGGCCATTCTCGATAGTCTGTCCTTGCCCAATTGTAAATGCCTTTTATAAATTCCATTAGTCCTTGGGCAATCTGTTAGTGACACCTAGAATCATTTCGATTTCGTTCCAATCGTTTTCGTGATCCTTCCAATTGTCTTTGTGGGCAATGGTAATGGCTTTGTTAATAATTGAAGGTTTAATTTCTAATTCTTCGGCTACAGCTTTAACCGTTTCTTTAAGACCTTCTTTGAGATCTTCAATTTCTCGTAAGACGGTTGAACCTTCGTTGATTAATCTTTCTAATTTGGCTTTCTCTTCTGGCCCATACATACGTGATGACATAGGTTCTCCTTTTGTGTCCTATAATTATATACTAGTTATCTGTGTATGTCAACAGGAAAAAGAAAAAGGCAAGCCAAAGCTTGCCTTTTTATGGACTTCTTATTATCAGCGTAGGCCGGCAATGGATAGTATTCTATCAAGTTCCTCTGCTACAGGCTGAAGTTGCGGATAGTTTTTAATTTTTCCATTCTGTATCTCTGCTTTATAAAACATATCTGCTTTTCTTTCATCGCTTGGAGATAACTTGCCATCCTTGTCTTGTTTGTATCCTTTGGCTTTTACTATGGCTAGATACTCTTGAGTACTTCTTGCCTTGATAATATCTAATCTTTCAATTCTTACTTGACCACTTGATGCTGCCGCTGGATTAGCTGGCGCTGCCTGCTGTTGTCCACCTGCTGCCTGCTGTTGTCCACCTGCTGCTGGTGCAGCCGGGGCATCTGGTTTCTTCCAATTACTAGGGGGGTTAGCTAAAACTTTATCAACTTCTGCTCTGAGCTCTTTTGGAACATTGTCAATTGTTTGCACTTTTCCGGCTTTATCTTTAGCACCAGTAAACACACTAAAAGCCCAGTCATTAGCTGCTTTGGTAGGGCTTACATAGGGCTGTGCTTTTGCTTGTTGAGTATTTGTTGCCGCTGGATTAGCTGGATTAGCTGCCGCTGGATTAGCTGGATTAGCTGCCGCAGCATTTGGTTTACCAATCCTGTCCATACCACCGGGAGGAGTACCTTTGTACTTGCCTGCGGCAATACCATCTAAAGTATCTCCTTTGGCTACAACATACTCTTTGTCACCGGGTAGTTTGATTGTTTGGCCGACGCGAATCTTATTAACGTCTTTGATTTCAGGATTTAACTTTTGAATTTCTTGACTGCCTGCGCTGCCTTTGTATCCTGAAGCTGTTTTTGTAGCATCTGCTGGGTTGTTTATCTGCGTAGGAGATGCAGATGCTTGGAATTCTTTCACTGCTGCTAAAACTTCTGGAGGGATGCCTTCTGCACCACTGTTAACAGTATTGATAACTTCTTGACTTATTGCTTGTAATTCTTTTTCTTCGGCTGGATCAAGTGCTTCAGACAATACTGATTCTTCTAGCATTTTGAGTCGAGACATTAAATTAACTAGAGATTCTTGCGTTCCAACAACCGTTTGACTAGCCTGTGCTGGGTTAGTCACTGTTGTTGGCCCACCAGCACTTGCTTTCTTTTTATTCATAAGGAAAACAAATCGATCCATCTTTTCTTGTGCAGTAGATTGTGGTGTTGTTGGCTTACTGCCTTTTTCACCACCCGCTGTTGTAGTATTACCACCCGCTGTTGTAGTATTACCACCCGCTGTTGTAGTATTACCACCCGCTGTTGTAGTATTACCACCTGGCTGCTGTGATAAATCAACAGTTGATCCGCCTGCGGGCGTAGCCTGCCATCGATTTTCTCCGTCGTAGGTCCCAACTACTTTGCCGTCTTTGTCAACAGCAACAACTTTGCCGCCTTCCATTTTTAATTCTGTAGCGTTTCTGAATGCAGGAAGCGTTTTACTGAACGGAACATTTAACGGTACTCCGGGTCCGTATTTTACACCAGCTTGATGCTCTATTTTTGCTCTTTTAGCAGCATCGTCATCACCTGCTTGTGCTGTACCTGCTTGTGCTGTACCTGCTTGTGCTGTTGTTGCTTTTTTAGCGTCAGCAGCCTTTTTAGCATCTAATACTTTCTGAGCTGCGTTAAGGGCCGCGACTACTTCGGGATCGTCACCCATGTCGCCAAGTTCTTTCATAATGGCATTGATTTGAGAAACTAAATCTCCTCCACCGCCTGGCAAAGCAGGAGTAAAAGGAGTCCCACCAGCCGGCCCAGCGTTTGCAGGTACGGGATCGTTAGTGTAAATATTCATCCCGTTGACGGTTTTCATGCTGGCTGGTCTTGAAGGATCTGCTTTTTCTGATAGCCCAAATTCTTTTAATAGTGATTCTGCAATTTTATAGTCAACTTTACCAACACCTGGATCTGTGTTGCCGCCTTGAACTTCTGCATTTAATTTTGCCACTAGATCATTTAACTGCTTGAGTTTGTCTGCTTTAAATTTGGCACTAGTTTGATCTGCCCCAACTTTAGCACTAGTTGCTTTTTCTGCATCAAAACCTTGTTGAGCTTTCCCGCCAGACAAAACATTAACTAAACCACTTGGCCCGCTGGCATTGCCGGGAATTAACCCTAATGCTGCTAATGCTTTAGTAGCTTCTGAATTAGGAGGTGCTATTTGTACGGCAGTTGTTGGTTTCTGTGTGTAAGAATTTATGTCTCCGCGTTTGTCATCAGCAACTACAAATTCACCTTTGCTGTTAAACAGGCCTGGAAGTTTATGCTGTGCAGCCAGTTTAGCTAGGGCAACATTACCTGCGGTTCTCGGATCTAGTTTAAATATTCCACCAAACCTGCCAGTTTTTTTGTCAGCTTCTGCCTTGGCCATAGCATCCTTCTCAACAGCCTGTACCTGTTGAAGTGTAAGCTGTTCCATGAGAGTTTGCTCCATAAGAGTCTTCTTCTTATCTATTTTTTCTAATTTAGCAAGTAGATCATTAAAGTTCATAGTCTGTTTCCAATTTTATCAAATATTTATCAGTGCTCACTTTACATTACACGGTAGCGAATCGCTTCTTGTAGGCAGCAGCCGCCTGACACCTCCGTAGAGTAACGGTCCCAAGGTAGGTGTTTATCCAATATTCTTATCAATTCCTCTGCTAGCTACGCCTCCACGCTTACGCTTATTGGCTAATTCGTCTATTCCGTGACGAATCTGTTCTAAATTTTGTTCTAATCCCATAAACATGCCACCCTTTGACAGTTTACATATTTGTTCCCACACAGCTAACTCATCAGAGTCTGACATTTTAGCCAGCTCTTGTAGCTGACGTCTAGCCTGTACAATTCTACTCTTAAGAGTCATTGGGTTGGCTTTTTCATGACTGTGTATCATAGGATCGTTGGGATCGTCTGTGGCTGCTAATGGTGCTTCTCTTACACTTAATCTTTTAGCAGCTTGATTTTTAGCTCTGCGATTTAATGCTTCTGGAGGCAGTTGACTTTGACTTATATGTTTACTTAAACGAGGAACACCTTCGTTGATCTTATTAGCTACAATCTCGGCCAGTTGACGACTGCGTTCTTTTGATCTTACAGCTGATTCTTCAAATTCTTGTTCAACTTTTTTAAAGTATTTGCCTACCATGCTAGGTTTGGCATCTTTAGCAACATTGAGCACAGGACTAGTAATACTTTTACGAGGTTCTGGATCAATGTAAGTCTGTACTGCCATTGCTTCGGCAGTGGTCAAACGATTAAGAGGACCTTTGCCCTCCATGACCTGCAAGAAACGTTTCATGTCATTAGAACCTTCCACAGGCTTCTTGGCAGAAGCACCATCAAAAGCCTGTAGAATTTTCTTCATGTTCATAGTTATGCTGCTTTCTTTTTAGCAATGGCAATCGCTGCCTGCTGTTTAAGATTTTTAGACTTACCAGCTTCCATCATGCTACCACATTCTTTTAGGCCGTGTACTGGACAGCTTTTACCTTTTGGTGTGTGATTGCATTTGTTTTCTTTTACTGGTCTTGTTGGTTGAGCTTGATTTGCAAGATCATTTGCAGCACCGGCTCTGGCAGTTCTTGCAGCCTGTGGATCAGGCATAGTATTTTCCATCTTCTTACCAAACTTCTCACCGCCTTTCATACCCCAGGTGTTGCCCTTGTGTTTAGGTAACTTAATTTCACGGGCTTTGTCAGCTTTCTTTTCAGCAGCAGATTTTTGTTTTACTTTGCTGGTTGGTTCGCCGTGTTCTTCATCTGAGTGACTGGTATTAACGTGCTTAACACCTGTAGCAGTTTTAGTCAATACTCCAGTGCGTGTTTTTTTAGAATCGCCTGTCTTCTTAAGCTCACTTGACTCTTCTTTGACAGCCTTGCCACCTTTTTCGTCTTTGCCTAAACGTCCAGCAACAACATCACCACGTGTTACTTTGTCGTAGGGTTTAGCGTTGTTAGCTAGGTTGCCGTCACCCTTTTTAGATTTAGCAGCTTCTCTAACAGGTTTGGCCAATGCAGGGTTTGTAGGACCCATGGCTTTCTGACCAGTCTTGGGATTAATATCTCCCCAGCGGATACCTTTGTTTGGACCAGCAACAATTACAGGATACTTTCCGTCTTTGCCTTTTGGAGGAGGAGCACTTTCACCATCTGGATCATAAGGCAGTTGCAAGCCTGACTCGTCCATGTTTTGTGCAGCTTTTTTAAGTTTATTTAATTTTTGTTTTGCTTCAACTAGCTTCTGACGGAACTCAGCTTTAACAGATTCTGAGTACATGTCGCTGTTTTCAATTTTGTTACCGTATTCGCTAAACTTCATTTCGTACTCCATGTAATGATATACGCTGGCTACATAGTCAGCGGCTTTGGTAATTTTAGCCTGTACCCATCCTTCTAGTTGATCACCGTCTCTGATCATTTTAAAAAGTTTAAAGCTATAATTAGCCATCTTATAAAGATCAGCTCTAGCCATAGCAGCTTCGTGATCATCTGGACGCATATTTAAATCCATGTTGAATTCTCCAATTTTTAATATTTATCGTTTAATGGGCGGCCCACCAAATAAGCTAACACCTTTTACATTGTGTGCTCCTTTAGCTGTACCGTCGGAATTTTTAGGTTGTATAATTTTAGGCTGTGGCGGACTTTTCTTTCCGCTGCCTGTACTTGGGCTACCTGTATAACTCTTTTTGCCACGAGCTTTGCCCGGGCTAATATGTGGGTTAACAACAGTGCCTATATTTGCTGTGCTAGTAGCACCAGCTGATGCAAATTCATTAATAAGTTCTCGTATTTTCATAGTTTAGTCCTTAAATTGGTTTTTCACCTGTTAGTTTTGGCAGACTAAACCAAAGTTTAAACCATTCGGGGGTTCCGGGTTTAATATCGTGTTTCTTTTGTAATTCGCCTTTTTCGTTACCTGTTAGGCTTATATTACTGCCACCGTAAGGATCTATAGGATCATATTTTAAATAACCCTTAAATTCATTTATTCCAGCAAGACGTTTTAACTGTTTTAGTTCATCCATTATTTTAATGTAGCTTTCAACATCCATCCGTGTTTCTTATGTGCATCTATTCGACCAGCAACAAAGTCACTGAATCCAAATTGCTTATATTTTTCACTGATTTCAAATAAAACCTGTAACATTGCAATCATTTTTTCGTTATCTTGCAATAGTTCAACAACCATCTGCTTGCTGTCAAGCATTTCAGTTTCATCGTCTATCTGTGACAGCATAGTAAATCTTTGAAAACTAGCAGGAGTGTAAGTACCCATGGCGCGAATCTCTTCGGCAAAGGTATCGATACTGCCATAGGCTTCTTCGTAGATTTTACCAAATAAATTATGTAGAGGTTCAAAGAACATACCTTCTACATTCCAATGAAAGTTCTGTGCTTTAATAACAAAACTATATGTGCTGGCAAAAGCAATTTTAGCAGCTTTATGTAACTCTTCCATTTTTATTCCTTGACTCTTCTTTCTGCTACCTTAACCGGCATTTCTTTTTCTGATTTCTTACTATTAAACGGTATTTCTTTTTCTGCGTTCTTTTCAAATCCACTAGGCGATGATTTGTTTGCTGAGATATCGCTAGGTGCTTCTGGCTTCACTGGTTTTTTTACAGGAGTAATAGGTTTTTCTTTTTCAGCTTTGGATTTTTCAGCTTTGGCTTTTTCAGCTTTGGATTTTTCAGATTTAGATTTTTCAGCTTTGGCTTTTTCTTTTTCAGCTTTGGCTTTTTCTCTTTCGTCTTTTTTCCTAGCTTCTTCTTCTTCTGCGTCCATGTACGGTAACAGGTATTGTCTTACTAGTTCAAAATAAGATCGTCCCGCAACTATAATATCTGGTTGACCATCTAGAGCATATTTTTCAAAGTCGTCTTTATTATTTTCTCTTACAGCTTTACGAACTAAAGATGCTTCGCTCTTACGTTTTGCTTCAGCCCAGACAATATTTTTAAATTTATAATAACCATGCGGTCCTTCAACACCGTTTTGTTTCTGAATCATTGGTAGATATATTTTCATATCTTTGTCATCAGTGACTACACGTAGAGTTGTTCCTTCACCGTGTTGCTTGTAGGCCATTACAGCAAGAGTAAACCAAGTTTGAGTAGCAACAAGATGCTCAACAATTTCTGGATAGAGTTTTTTCATTGCTTCTACTTTGATGCTAAATGGTAATGGATCTTTAGGACCTTGTGTACTTTGATTTGTACCAATATACCAAGCTGGAAACTTTGATGCTTCTACCCATGCAGCCACGTGGCCGAAGTGTGGAGGATTAAATCTTCCAAACATAATAGCTACAGATCTGTCTGTGCCAACTTCAAATAGTTCTCTTAAAAGCATATTTTATTTCCGAAATTTTCCGTAATGGCCTTCTTTAACATTTGTACTTTCTAATTTATGTATTGCAGCACAGACTTCTTCGCACATCTCTTCAGAAAGTGAATCTTTTAATCCTTCTACTTGAAATTTATTTTGATATTGTTCAAATGCTTTACTAACTAATTTCTTAAAAGCTCTGGGGTGAATTTGTTTGCCTTCTTCGCAATATTTTTTAAATTTAAGCATTGCTGGAAAATATTCTTTTCTATAAAACGAAGGTTCGTTATTCATGTAAAAAATAAGATCGTCGGTGAGATCAAATTCCAATTCCTTTTCAGGATTAGATTCGCTAGTAGCAGGAAAAAACATTTCATTAATACGCATATATTACCAAGCCCTACATGACCAATAACGTGCCTTCCAACGTGGACCAGGATTGTCGCAGTTGTGACGGGCACGGAAGTTTTTGCGGCGACCAGGAATATGCTTTTTAATGCTTAATTTCTTGTCACCAAAATTTACTTTAACTACTTTACCATTGGGTTTACGCACATAAACTTTAGACTTTTTAACATCACCCTTCATAGGCTTGCCTAAAGGCACAGTACGCCCTTGATAGTCAGCTTCAGTAATTAGCTCAACACTTGATTCTCCAAGCATTTTTATGGCTTCGCTATCTAATGCAATAAGAATACTGTCTTCCCAGCTTTCTAATACAGTGGTTTCGATAACTGTATCTTCACTGATCTCTATTTCAAATCCATCTCCGGGATGAACATCGCCTTCTAATTCGATCTGTTCAATATATTCAACTAATTTTTTACTTTTTATGTTTGTTGATTCTTGTGTAGGAGACGGTATTGGTGTAGACGGAGTTTGAGCAGCTGGCTGTGCAGGACTTAAACTAAAATCTTTAGGTATAAATTTTAAAACTTCTTCTGGAGACATGCCTGTGTTTAATGCAATTTTTGCCGTGCCCTGCGGATCATCAAAATGTGTAATCATCGGCAGTAGGTTCTTTGTCACTTCGTCTTGGCTCATAGGTGCTTGTCCAAACTCTTGTTCTTGTTTTTTAAAACGTGCTATAGCTTGCGGGTCTACAAGAGTTTTCAATATTTCCAAATTACTAACAGTAAAATCTTGTCCTGGTACTCGGCCTTGAACCTCTACTTTAGGTTTGTTCAGATCAGCTGGACTAACTGTATTGTTGGCCTTAAAGTCTGCCATGGCCTTTTCGTATTCAGCTCTAGATTTGCTGCCAATCTTTTGATACCGTGTCCAGCCCTTTTGTGGGCCATCTGGTATAATAGTTTTAGTATATCCAGGGCGATCAGGTGCAGGTCCAGGCGGTATCGGTGCATTAGGCCCAATGCCTGGTGGCGGCCCTTCATTTAGAATGTCTAAATAGCTACGTAGTATATGTGAATGCACTGACATAAGAAGTCCCTTATTTCTTTATATTTATCGAAATAAGGGACTAGTGTTACGCTTTAATTACTGATTCTATTTTGCTTACATACGTGCCTACAAACATCCTAACCATGGTCATAGCCTTATCAGTACGTACATAGAAGTAGCTACCGCCATAACTACGTGTTTTACACAGGTCTTTTTCAGCTCTTTTTGTAAGACGTATATTCTTATTTTGTCTAGCCCATGTTACAAATGTACTGTTATCCTGTGTAGTTTTACCTAGGAAAACTTTATAATCATAGTCTAATTTTTTAACAATTACTGCTCCTTCTTTTAATGAAGGATTAGTCTTGTTAGGCATACAAACATAGCTTACTCGAGCTGGATCCAACCCAGCTAACGCTTCGATAGATTTGCTGTTGTTGCTGTAAAAGTTAAGATAAGGATGCTCAACTCTTACATTGTAATCACTAGAATTCACCAAAGCTTTTTGTAGATTAAAGCAATACTCAATGTCTTCGTTAGATTTAATTTTGAGCCATAACGGTCGCTGCCCTGTTTTTAGTAGCTTGAGTCTTGCCTCAACAAAATCTAAATCGTTTCCTCTAAACCAATTCGCGGCAGGACACACAAGTACTATTTTGTATTGGTACTTGTTTGAAAATAGACTTACTGTGTCCTTGATTAGAATTGATTTATCAAGCCTCAATTGCTAACATCCTTGGGAGTTTAGGTTTAGAAGTTAGTAAAAGTTCACCGTTCTTCTCTGCAATTACCAATGTACCGCCGTCTTTTAACTCTCCGAACAGCATCATACGAGCTAACGGACGTTTAATTTCTTTGTCAATGACACGTTGTAATGGTCTTGCACCCATCTTACTATCAAAGCCTTTTTCGATTAACCAATCAATTGCTTCATCAGTGACTTTAACTTTGACATTCTTTTCTTTGATCTGATCGCGAAGTTCAATAATAAACTTACCAACAATTTTAATCATTGTTTCTTTAGTCAGCTTACCAAATGTAACCACAGCGTCTAAACGATTGCGGAATTCAGGGGCAAAGAATTTCTTCAAAGCTTTGTCTTCATATGTGCGCTCTTGACTGCCAAAGCCAATTTGATTCTTTTCAGATTCGGCTGCACCAGCATTTGTAGTAATGATAAGAATTAAATTGCGGCAGTCTGCTTGTTTGCCATTTGACCCTGTGATAAAACCATTGTCCATCATCTGCAATAAAATAGTTGAAACATCAGGATGTGATTTTTCAATTTCGTCTAATAGCAGTACGCAGTTAGGTGATTCTTGAATCTTGGTAATAAGTAGACCTGCGTTCTCTTCAAAGCCAACGTAGCCTGGCGGTGAGCCGATCAATTTACTTACAGAGTGTTTCTCTTGATATTCACTCATGTCAAAACGCACAAGTTTAACGCCAAGATTTTTTGCCAGTACTTTGGCTGTTTCAGTTTTACCTGTACCTGTTGGGCCCATGAACACAAAACTACCAACTGGCTTGTTTTCAGGTTTAAGTCCTGCACGGCTAACAAGAATCTTATCTACAATTTCTATAATTGCGTTGTCTTGTCCGTAGACTTCTTGTTTGAGATTACCTTCAAGCGATGCTAGGTTTCCAGTTTCTTGTTCTGCAATCTGCTCAACTGGCATTTGAATCATTCTTGCAATTTCAAATTGAATAGAATCTTCGTTGACAATTCTCTCATCTGCAAGTTTAAGATTAAATCTACTGCAAGCACAGTCAATTAGATCAATTGCTTTGTCTGGTAGCTTTTTGTCGCTTTGATATTTCACGCTTAATTTAATAGATGCACGGATAGCATCATCTTTGATCTTAACATTGTGAAACTGTTCGTAGTACTTTTTAACACCCTTGAGAATCTGTAGTGTCATTTCCTGCGTAGGCTCGTCAACAGTAATACGTTGGAATCGACGCATCAGCGCACGATCCTTTTCAAAGTGCTTGCGGTATTCTTCCCAAGTAGTTGACGCAACAACTTTAACATTACCTTTGGCCAATGCTGGCTTCATCATGTTAGCAAGGTCGTTGGCATTGTTATTAGCAGATCCTGCGCCACTGATCATGTGTGCTTCGTCGATGAACAACACAGTCTTGCCTTTTTTGCTCAAACCTTTTAGTACTGCTTTAAATCTTTCCTCAAAGTCACCGCGATACTTACTGCCTGCAAGCATGGCACTTACGTCTAAACTAAAAACTGTATAGCCTTTGAGAAACTCAGGTACAGCACCACTGACAATATTATAGGCCAAGCCTTCTGCAATGGCAGTTTTACCAACGCCTGGGTCACCTACTAGAATACAATTATTCTTACTGCGACGGCCTAATGCCAAGGCAATGTTTTCTAGTTCTTCAACACGACCAATGACAGGATCAATTTTGCCTTTTCTTACCAGCTCATTAAGGTTGCTGGTAAAAGATTTAATAGCTCGTTCTCCAGCGTTGTCACGAGGATCTTCTTCTTCAACAGGCTCAACTTCGTTGTTTAGATAATCTGCAAACTTTTCTTTATCGATATCAGCTTGTTGAATATAGTAACTAGCCCAGCTACGTTTTTCACTCATCATGGCAAGGAAAACGTCTGTGCTTTCGATACGTTGACGACCGTTAAACAACACCTGTGTAAAAGCACGGTTAAGAACACGCTCAACTGTTTGAGTTTTACGAGGCTTAATGTCTGTGGTTGTATTGTTAATGATCTCGTCACATTTATTTTTAAGATAGTGTTCGAGATTCTTTTTAATGTATTCTGGATCGGCACCATAACCCTGCACACAATTAAAAAAGCTATCTTCACAGAGCATTGAGAATAATAAATGCTCTATAGTAAGATAATCGTGCTTTAACTGTTTGGCAACATTAATTGCTTTTTCAAATACTAGCTGAAGCTCGCTGCTGGGTTCTACCATTACGTTTCCTTTGTTTTTTAATAGCTAAATCTAATTTGAATTTGCTTACTTTAGAAATAAAGCATACGCCATTCAAATGATCTAATTCGTGTAAAAAGCATCTTGCATCGATGCCGTCAAGTCTTATTATAACAGGATTTTTATCTCTGTCAAAAAATTCGACTACAATGTTTTCTGGACGTCTTACTGCTAACAGCAGATTTGGAAAACTCAGACAGCCTTCGTAGTCTTGAGTTTCGTCATCGCTGGTAGCAATAACTTTAGGATTGAATACTGCAAAGGGTTCTGTTACGCCCTGCAGATTTCTTGTGTACATTGTAAACACTCGAGCTTCTATTCCGCATTGTGGTGCGGCAAGCCCAATACCGTTTTCAGCATACATAAGTTTGACCATTTCTTCTTCTAGGTCTTTAGGATCCATTACCGGATTATCAAAATCAAATTCCGGCATAGTTCTGTTTAATATATCATTTGGATGTGAGACTAATTTCAGCATATAATTTTTCTAGCTTATCTTTAAGGTCCGGATCTTTTACTGCCGGGATTTGCATTTTAATTTTAATAATAAGGTCTCCGTGAAAGTTACTGTTTATGTTTTTGAAACCTAACCCTGCAGATGCAAAATCGCTGTGCGGATCAACACCCGGGGGCAGGTTAAATCTTATATTTTTACCACCCGGAACTTCTACTAGTTTAGTACATCCTAGCATGGCTTCAAATGGATCAACTGCAACATAGGCAATAAGGTGATCGCCTAATCGTTCGTATATTTGACTTGGTTCAACAACCACAGTAACTAGTAAATCACCACGGGGCAACTGGAGTATGCTATCGTCACCCATGCCAGTGTATCGAATAGTCTGACCACTTTGTATACCCGGCGGTACTTTAATCAGTACATTTTGATTTTTACCGGATGGCAATTTGTAATTGGCTTCTAACTCTGTGCCGGTATAACTTTTATCAAAGGCAATTCGTATGTTGATATTTAAATCACGATTTTTAGCTCGACGCTGACCTTGCCTAAAGATTTCTTCAAAAGGATGTCCTCTTCCAAATCCCTGCCCAAACATAGCACCAACATCAAACCATCCCGGCCCTGCGCCAGCATGTCCAAACCCCTGTCCGTTCTTTTCTGCATCGTAGATAGATTTTTTATCAGGGTCGCTTAACGTATCGTAGGCCTGTGATATTTCTTGGAACTTTTTCGTATCACCACCTTTATCGGGATGATGTTTGGCTGCAAGCTTCCTGTAAGATCGCTTTATTTCATCCAAAGATGCGTTTTCGTTAACTTCTAAAATTTTATAGTAATCCATAGCACTATTATATATTAAAAAACTGACAATGTCAACATACAAATGACAAAAGGCATATCTCTATGCCTTTTGTTTGAAGTCAAAAATATTTTACTTTTTTGCTGGTGGAATTTCAGTTCCTTCGAGCTTTTTACGCACTTTGACCTGTTTACATTCTTCAACAACCTTGCCGTCCTTGCCTTTGACTTCTTTTCCGTCTTTGTCTTTCTTTGGATGACAAACAGTCTTCATTTCGCCTTTTCCTGGACCTTCTTTGTCATCGGCGGCATAAGCACCGCCAATTAATGCTAGACTTGTTACTAATGCTAAAATAAATTTCATAATCTACTCCTTAAATTTCTGGATCATATTGTGGTGGAGGTGCTTTCTTTCCTCCCCATCCTGTAGTTACTCCGGCTGCTGGTGCTGCTCCGAACCCGCTAGCCGCTGGCGCTCCAAATCCTGAACCGCCACCAAAGCCGCCTGATGACGCTGATGTAGGTGCGCCTCCAAAGCCGCCTGTACCACCCAGGGGTTGGGATCCCCAGGAATTTGTAACTGGTGCTGGTGAACCAAATCCACCGGCTGCGGACTGTCCGACTGGCGCAGGTGGTTGATATGTTGTTCCGACATTCGATGGTAATTGGACTCCGCCATTATTTGCTCCTCCTAGTTTTTCCTGTGTACGACCGTAGGCCGCAATACCTAGAACAGCACCCATGGCAATGTGATATAATCCAGCACCTTGTAGGGTAATAGGTTGCCATTGTACGTTTACCTGTCCCTTACTTACACTTTGTAAAATTGACCATAGTACTGGAAAAATAACAAAGTCTGCAATGCAGGTCAACATGTATGACCATCCCATCATAGGACGCCATTTACTGTTCATCCAATCTTCTTTCTTCTTTTCAGAAGCACTCATTTTTTCATATTCTTTATCGCTCATCGCTCACCTCTTATAAACTAAATGGAAGCCAAAGCCATAGTGCTTGACTTACAAACAAACTACCAGCTGTTCCTACAACTAGACTTATCCAAAACATTGGCATACTCACAGCAAGAATACTGGCTGTAAGTAGAACAATGGCAATCTGTAGAACACTACCACCCCACGTAAACCAAGGAGATTTTTGTCTAGCCTGCTCTCTTTCAGTTTCTAATGCTTTAGCCTTCTGCATAATTTCTTTTTTGTCTGCCTCCATACGAGCAGCTTCTGCTAGAAACTTTTCTCTGTTAGCAGGAATTTTTGATTCAACCGCAGCAGTTTCATACAACACCTGACGTACATTCTTTGCCTGATACCATGCCCATTGATTGTTAGCGGCAATAGTGTTATTCATAATTTTACTGCTATTCTGTCCGCCAATCATTGTGCTGATTGCTAAAATAGCAGCTAAAAATACAATGACAAATCCTGCTTTGTCTTTGATCTTTGCTTCACGCTCTGATCGTGATAATGGTTTAACTTCGCTCATTAGTGTGCTCCTAAAACATGCAGGGCGTGATTATAGTGTTTGATACGATCGTCCAAACCAATAGTACCACCGTTAATGCGTTTAGTCAATGTAAGAATGTCGTCTTTATCTGCCCATTGATTAAGTTTATTTGTTTCCCAGAACCAGCAAGCTGATTGTACAGCACCTTCAAACGTTGCTAGATATTCTGGTATTTCTTCAACGGGTGTCTCAATACTGTCAGCAAACGCTTGATAGTTATTTTTACCAGTAAGTTGAATAAGCCCGCGACCTAGATAACGGAAACCGTCTCCCGTTTCTTCTGGCCCATTGCCCATACGTCCTCCGTAGACTCTGTTGGCAATGGCTTCTTGCTTGTTTGGCAATGCTGCAAATTGTGCAGCCATTGCATCTGTTGGGAAGTATTTAGGAAAAATTTTACGTAGAGTTGCTGCCTTGTAATTTAAATTTTCCTTTAGCATTCTAAAGCCCCCGCTTTCGTGGGCGCATTGTGCTACAAACGCTGCTACTCTTCGTGGTGTATTAATGTCATAGTCTGGCAAACAAATTGCCAATGCTTCGTACCAATGATCCACGTAGGGATTACCCGGAATAAGCTGTGCTAGCTGTTCCTGACTTAATATAAAACTCATTGTCGCTCCTAATTATAATGTATAGTTATTTAACTGAATCGAACACCTTTTTCTGTTCGTCGTACCATTCTTTCCAACCATCAACTTTATTTGAACATTGATAATAAAGTGTATAGTTGTTAACTACTACTTTTAACAAGTCGGTAATCGCTACCTTATCACCGACTATTTGTTGCAGTTCCGGGCATTGTTCCATAAAAGTTTTAGGAACTTCCGGAAAGTTTCTTTTAACAGGAGTTACTGTAGAGCATCCTGCTAAAAATATTGCAAAGATTACTGCAAGATGTTTCATTTCTTGTTATCCTTTACAATTTGATTTAACTCTTTAATTGCAGCCTTATTGTGTTCATCAACTATAATTTGAGGAACAGGACAGCTTTTAAGAGCGTGCTCAAGTTCTTTTTGTCTAGCTGCAAATTTATCACGTTCAGCTTGACTCATATCTTTAGTGATCTCTATAGTATCGCCTTTTACTAGCCTGTCGATGTATTGTATCTGTGCCTGTGCTTTTTCTTTAACTATTCGATCTTTGTAAACAATTTTTTCTTCAATCTTTACATTAGTCTCTTTAGATTTATCTTCAGCTACTCGAACTTTTTCTTCTAATTCTTTTACCCTAGCCTGCCATTTTTCTTCATTGGCAATTACGCCTTGGAAGTATACACCTACTAGTAAAAGTATTATAGAAATTACTTTAATAGGTAATGCATTGTTTGAAATAAACGGAATCTTTTTAAGAATCCAAGATGCAATTAAACCAATGACGCCTGCAATTAAAACAAGAGACCAAAACCAATCAGGTAGAAGGCTCAACATCCAAGTTAGTTGCCACATTATAATTTCTCCAGTGCTACTGCAAAGTTCCCATTTTCAAATACAAATGTTTGGTTAATTTTAGTTATGTTATAGCTTCCAATATACTTGGTTAGATAAAGAGTCTCAGCTATGTCTTTGCTTTCAATCATTATTCTACCTGGAAGACTTTCATAGACTTCAGCTCTAGGCCCAGCGCCTTTAATACGCATACGTAAGGGTTCTGCATATTTCTTTTGAAATACTAGATCGTCATTGTCTACACTTATGCTTTCAAGATAGCTTTTGTTAAAGAAGTTACTGAAATTATTCAAAGTATTTTCTTTGATTTTTATTTCGTAGTCGTTGGGACTAGTTGGAATCATTTCGTTGAGATTGTCTAATGATAACGAGTTAAAACTTTTATAATATCTAAATTTAAAATCTTTATTGCCAGTTAAGTTAGTAACACCGTACATAATTTCTTGAATTTGTTCGGCAACTCTTTTATTTCTTTCTAATTCAACAAACACTTTATACTTGCCATCATTGAGTTCGCCTGGACTTGCGTCAGCATCTAATACAAAATCATAGCCGCGTTCAACAAAATTCACAAGGTCTTCTGCTGGCTCTTTATCTTCAACGGTAAAACTTAACACTACAATGTCTTTGTCATTGCCCATTTTTGAAGCATAGCTATCGATCTCAAATATGTTTTCAATTAGATCGCGCAAATCGTTTTCTTTTAAACTCATATTAAACTCCTGCACCCGGTACTGGAGCCGCAGGCATTCCACCTGCCGGGGCCCCGCCTGCTACAGCAGCACCCATTCCGGACTGTGCTGTCATTTCGTCAGCTTGTTCAGCTGGTGCAGCCTGTTTCCCTTCAGTGCTACCGATACCAATGCTTTCTCTCATTTTTGTCATGTGACCTTCAAAGATATCTGAAACAAGTTTGCGCGGCATCGTAATTTCTACTACCCACACAGGATTGCGATCTAGTTTGCCCTTTTGAGTACCTGGACGTAGATCTTCGTGTGTCTTTACTTCACGTGGCTCTAACAGGTGTGTGCGCTCGTAACGTACTTTACACCCGTAGTCTAGCAGGCGCTTTGCAGCCATAGGATCGGGCATTTTTTCCATAGGCCACATAAAGCTGGCTTTGATCCAATGACGTTCTACAATAGGACCTTCGGCAAGCTCACCGTCTAGCCAATTTTTATATACGTACATATCCATTTCGTCTAGCACACGTTCAAAGTCTTTAAGTGTGCTTAAACTAGAATTGGCACTGTAGATTGATTCTACATTTTTAATAACATCTAAAATATCTCTCATTTTCAGTCCTAGAAATTTCTATACTTATTTAGCTGGCTTTAAATCATATCTTATCATATTACTTTTGGGTTTATTTGTTAAATAAAAATGTAGGACCTCTGTAGTTATCAAGGGCGGTCGCTACAAGTCCTGCTTTTAACTTTTAAAAAGTGGGAGAACTGAATGAGTAAAAACCGCGTAAAAAAACGTTTTACTTCAAATGTTAATGTGATTGACTTCCAATCGCACCAAACTGTGCCTCAAAAGAAGCGTAGAGTTGCACTACTACCTCGCAATAAGAACCAAGAAACATACCTACAGAAGCTACAAGATGATCATAAGAACATCGTGTTTGCTATCGGCCCAGCAGGCACGGGTAAAACTCTGTTGGCAGTCTTAAACGGGATTAAGTTATTGCAAGAAGGTGTAATTGATAAAATCATAGTAACAAGACCCGCCGTTTCCGTAGATGAAGATATTGGGTTCTTACCAGGTACGCTTAATGAAAAGATGGCTCCGTGGACAAGACCTATTTTTGATGTTTTAGGAGAATACTATCAGACTAAAGAGATAGCCGCCATGCTTGAAGATGGCACAATTGAAATCAGCCCACTTGCTTATATGCGTGGACGCACATTTAAGAATGCTTATATCATAGCAGACGAAATGCAAAATGCCACGCAAAATCAAATGAAAATGTTACTAACTAGACTAGGTGAAAACAGCACCATGGTCGTTACAGGAGATTTAGCCCAAGCAGATAGATTAAAAGATAATGGACTTATCGATTTTATCGGAAAGATTGAAGGACGCAAAACCCAACACATTGATGTTGTGCGCTTTGATCAACGAGATATCGAAAGACACAGAGCAGTCGCAGAAGTTCTAAACTTATACGGTGACGAATAAAAAAGGGCTCTTCGGAGCCCTTTTATGTTTGCGTTATTTCAATTCCTGATGCTTCGAGGAATTTGATGCCTGCGTCATCTCTATAGTTTTGATTAAAATAAACACGGCGAATACCTGACTGATAAATCAGTTTGGCACAGTCTAGGCAAGGAGCGTGAGTAATAAAAATATCAGCATCCAAGCCACTGTTACTCGATCGTGCAAGTTTAGCGATTGCATTAGTTTCCGCATGTAGTACCTCTGGTTTAGTTTTTAAGCCGTAACGAACATTTCGTTGAGCACCTTCGTGCCAGCCTTCGTAAGGATACTGTTCCACAATCTCTTCAGGACTCAGCCAACCACCTGCACCTGAATCCCATTTAATATCTTCACAGTTATTGTCCCAGCCTGCAGGCATACCGTTATAGCCGTAGCTGATAACTGTATCGTCTTTAACAATCACGGCACCAACATGTAGACGACGTGCATGACTTAACTCTGATGCACGTTTTGCCCAGTCCATGTATAGGTCTATATACTTTTGTTTCATTCTTCTAGGAGATCGATCTTATTAGGCTTGTCTTTCCACTCGGCAGCATCAGGCAGCGCATCTTTTCTTTTAGTAATTGAAGGCCACTGTTTGCTTAACCTAGTGTTAAGTTCATTCCAAAATACAACGTCAACAGTAACATCATTGTCTTGAACAATAGCATCAATAGGGCATTCTGGAATACAAACACCACAGTCAATACATTCGTCGGGATCAATAACAAGAAAGTTTGGCCCTTCTTTAAAACAGTCAACGGGGCACACTTCAACACAGTCAGTGTGTTTACACTTAATGCAATTTTCAGTTACTAAATGTGTCATTGTGATAGTCTCGCAAGTCTAATAAGTGTAGCAGCCAAATTGATTTCAGGATCAATAACCAGTGTATGATCAACTAATCCTTGTTTGATAGTAAGGATAGCAGAGTCTTGTGTTTGTTCATCTTTGCCAAACAATTCAATATTATCATACATCCAACGATAGATATCGTCCATCTCTTCTGGTCTAGCCTTACCGCACAGCAGTTTTCTAGCTTCGTTTATCTTACCTTTCTTAAACAACTCAACCATTTCAATACGATAATCTAATGTGCCAATATCATTGGTATTAGGTTTTATCAGTTTATCTTCTTGGGTGTTTTGCTGTACAAGATTGATACATTTGCGTAGATCTGGGTAGGTTACTTTAACAAAAGTATCTAGTGTATCTAAATCAAACTCTACACCTTCTTCAACTAGGATAGTAGCTACACGAGCTGTAAATTCAGTAGCGTCAATTTTCTCAAAGTGGAACTGCTGGCAACGACTATGAATAGCTGGTATAATTTTATTTTGATGATTACAGGTTAAAATAAATCTGCTGGTGCTAGCGTACTCTTCCATTACTCCACGCATTGCTGCCTGGGCATCTGGAGTAAGTTCGTCAGCTTCGTCTAACAACACTACTTTAAATGGACCAAAAGGCATCATCTGAATAAAGTTTGTAATTCGATGTCGTACTTCACCAATACCACGTTCACGACTAGCGTTAATTTCTAAAATGTCATATTCTGGTATCTCCATTTCGTGGAGAACCATTTTAGCCATAGTAGTTTTACCAATGCCTGGACTACCACTTAACAGTAAATGCGGTATGCTTTTATCTTTGATCCAAGACAGTACTGTTTTCTTTTGAAATTCATCACGCCATACATAACCATCAACGGTCTTTGGCCGATACTTTTCCACCCATAGTTCTTTCATTTGAAGTCCTTTGCCTCTGTTTTAAGTTAAATTTTTCAGTTATTGTATCTAAACTTTTCTGTATTGTACACTCTACTGTGCCTAGATCGTAAGTGGTAAAGGCACAATGCGCAGGAGTATTACTCACTGCGTCTAAACATTCTTCTACTACTAAATCAATTAGTTTGTTCAAACGGTCTCTTTCATAGGTACTGCTAAATCCCGCCTTCCCAATTAATTCCTCTTTCATAATCACTCCTTGTTTTTTTCTCTACATTTTTTTGATGCTTATATTCTCGTTTAAGCCACCATTTATATCTGGCAAAATATTCGCCCATGGTGTATCTGGGCTCGTTATAAATGTCGTGCTCGTTACAATTTTCCAGCCAAAGTTCTCGAAGCCATGTACGAAAAGATTGCATTATTTGTCACCTTTAAGAGTTTGCCACATTCTTTTTTGATCCTGTTCTTTAAGCCATTGCTCTTCGTCTTGGCCAAAGTCTGTGGAACGGTTTACTGCATCATCAACTAGCCATTTGATCTGCCACAGGTCTTGCTTCGAATACCATGCAGTAAATCCGTCATTATGCCTTGAATTAATTTCAATGACCAGCGAGTTTATTTGAGAAGCAATGTCTCCAATGTCCCAATTTTTTTTGAATCCCATGTGAACATTATAACGAAAAAGAAAGGGTCTGTCAAGACCCTTTGAGTTATTTAGACAAATACTGTCTTAACTCCGGGGGCACCCACCCTACGGGTTTCAATACCTTACCGTCTTCACGCTTACGAACTTTACCAGTTTCTTTATTGATCTTGGCAAAATTTGTTTTCATGACTTCTTTCCAAGCGCCTTCGCCGTCTGCACCCATGCTGTGTATAGCACCAACAGTAACTACTAGAATGTCTATAAGTGCATCTAGCTGTTCTATTTGATCGCCTTGACTATGGGCCTCCATGAGTTCTGCAACTTCTTCTTTGATTAGCCCATAATACATTGTATATTGACTAATGTTTTTTTCGCCTACTGTTTGATCGCAGGCTCGCATAAACTTCTCTTGATCTCTAAATGGATTAGTCATGTTATACCCTGTAAGCTTCAACTGGCGGAGCAGTTCCGCTGTCCATGCCCAGGTACGCATCAGATGGGCGTTCATCAGCTCGGAGTAAAATTGCGTTTGTATCAACTCTTCGAATTATAATCTCGTTGCCATTGTCATCAACTTTGATGCCTCGTGTCCAACGGCCGTGTTCAATGTAAATCCATTCTCCAACTTTTACATCGTGTTGGTCAGGACCAATAGCCCACACTCGACACCATCTGGGTTTAACTCCGTGGCTTTTACCATCATCGCTTTGAATTATAATTCCGCTGGCAGTAGTTTGCTCTTCGAAATTCATGTCAGCGACTAATATATTATCCCGAAGTGGGACGATATTTCCTTTAACTACGTTCATAAAAGCCTCAATTGCTGTTTGATTTGCCTACATAATAATCATTGACAATTTCTTCACGCTTGCGAATAATTTTGCCGCCAGGTCCAATTTCGTCACCACGGGCATTCACTCTAGCATTACCAACTGCTAGTGTAGATTCGTTGCGGCTACGAAGCTTGTCTAAATCAACTTCTTTGCCCTGCATGGTGCGATAAACTTGTTTTGGTGCTTCTTTTTGTGCCATGATAGGTCTCCTTGTTATATATGTACTTATCTTAAAAATTCACGCCAGTCTAAATTATATTTCAAACTGTCTATTTTATGTACTTCTAGCAGATATAGCGTATAACTGGCTACACTACTACCCCTACCAACTCCCCATACTATGTTGTTTTTTCGGCAGGTATCAACAAAATACTTGAGCCAGCGTAATAGATTTAACATATTTCTTGCTCTGTATTCTTGAAGTTCGTCTATAAGTCTTTGATAATTTTCTTTTGGACACTGATTTACAAGAAATCCTTCGATGTCCATGTTTTTATATTCATCGGGCATTAACCAATTTTGTTGAAGTGCTTGATCAAAATCTTCAACAGGATATTCTCTGTCAATGTTGTTAGTTAACAGTATATCTTCAAATTGGGAAAGTTTTTTGATATCATCAGTGTCATCACAGATAAGACCTTGCAGTTTATCAAACTGATTTTGATATATCAGATTGATTAGGTCCCTTTCTTCAAAGATCGGATTTTTGTATTTGTCAAATTTCATTGTGTAAGTTTAACTTACATTTATTAATTTGTCAAGTCCTTGATCTCTATTTTGGTATTGTTGCTCGAGAAGTTTTGATCTTCTTGTCGAAAGCTCTTCTCTGTATAAACCTATAAAGGTAGAAATTTGTTGTTTGACTGCAGGATTTTGAGCGATCCAATATTTTTTAGTCAGATCCTGCAATCTATTTTCAATCTCTGTTTCTTTAAGCTGGCTAAAATCTTCAGACAAAGGGTGTATCATGCAAACTCGCCAATAAATTTAATATAAACAACATTGTCGTATGGATCTTTCCATGCTTCAATTACTTTTCTTCTTGATGTATCTGCACTAACAGTAAATGGTGCTACTATAGACTGTGCATTTCTAGTAACAGTAAGATTGGAACCAAATGCTACTGCCTGTCCAGAATCCCATGTAACAGTAAGGATTGTTCTAGGAACTTGAGTAAGTGTACCAGATGCTGTTGAAAAAGTTTGAATTGCTGTGCCACCGTGATTCGTAGCTATTCTAATTCTTGTTCCGCTGATAATTGCAGAAACAAAATAGTCAGTTAACGATAATAGACCACCGAACCCTGTACCAGTGAAGCTAATTGGCATACCAACATACATGTTTGTTGAATCAATTGTCACAGTATTTGCATCGCCTGATAATGGAAAAGAAGCATTTTGAGACCCACCGGTATATGCACCAGTGGTTGCTATTGCAACATAACTTACTGGGCTACTAGATAGTTTTATATCTCCGCCAACTTTATAAGCATAGTATGTTTGCGTAATACTTAATTCTGGTACTCCGGTGATGCTTGCTAATTTAACTGGATCACCATCTGTAACAGATGCAATGCTACTACTCATAGTTACAAAAGTATCAGCCCCAACTACAATATTAGAGTATCCAATGGTTAATGTAGCTGTAGTACCGGTTGCATTACCGGTCATTGGTGTTACTGCTGAAACTGTTACAGTTCCAGTAATGCCTGTTCCGTATACAGTGTTACCAACTTCAAATATTCCTGATGTAAGGTTAGAATTAATATAGGTAAGTCTAGTTGTATTTGATAGTACGGATTTTAATTCTCGTACTGCACCAGTAGCAACTGCTAGGTTTTGACCAATTTCATATTTAACTGTGCCGCCACCGGTAGTAGCAAATGTAATAGTTCTTTGCGTACCGTCACTTCTTAATTCTAGGCGGATACGTCCGTATTTGTCGTTACTGGGCCAACCTTCAAAAGTAATAAGTCTATCAGCACCTGCTACTTCAATAAGCTGATATTCACCGTTGGTAAGACTTACTGCTAGGTTTGAAGTAGCAGTAGTTTGATACGCACCTCCCCACGCACGACTTAATACTAGATTATCTAATATATTTCCGTTAAAGTTATTAGTACCGTTTATTTTGGCTGTGGTATCTTGTAATGTTGTAATTTCGCTAGCCGCAGTAGACAAGCCGGTTTTAATAACATTAAAGTTATCTCTAAATCCTTGACTGTCGTTGTCAACTCCTGCTACTGGAAAATTAGCATCTATAGTGTTTGCTACTATTGCACTGGTCATGTTAATGTGGTCCTATCGTTTCTAAATACAAGATATTTATCCGTGTCGTAGGCACCGTCTACAGAATCAATTATGTAGCGATCTACGGTGTAATCTAGTATTTTTGGGTCAAAATTACTGTTCTTAATGTTTAACAGTATTTCAGCAGACTTACCTGGTAAGCAAAAGCACAACGGTACCGCAGCAGTATAATTTAATTCTGTTGCTGATCCGGGCTGAATACTACGCATCCATAACGGTAAGTAATTTCTTTCAGATTTAGTATTTGGCATATTACGTATTCTATAACGCCACAAGCTTATACTGCTTGGGAATCTAAATGTTGTTTCAGGATCTCCAACATAAACATCAGTTCTATCAATGGTAGAATTGAATGGTATTGGCCTATTCCAAAATTGTGTATCTAGTTCCTGCGGTCCATCATAAAATTGATTATTTTGATCTACTGTTACTAGTCTATTGTTGTCTTGTAACTTTAATAACAACGGTAATGTTTTACCGTTTTTCTCTAACGTGTCTATCATTTCTATGTAAACTACTTCGTAGACAATGTCGTTAGTGCCAGTCGTTTTAGCCACCGCAGATTTAATCTCACCAAATCTGAATCTTTTTGCCTTGTGATTTTTGCCCATGGCACTGATATATTCTGCAGCCAGTCTTGTTTCTATACCTGCATAGACTAACATACGCAGATCTTTTTGTATACCATAACTTTTATCGTAGGGTCTGTAGATATATTTCTGATCAAATATATTAACATTATTCATGAATGATTTAAAAAGTTCTCGCTGATTTGGTTTTAAGAAAGGCTTAACTGTAATATTGCTGTAGTTTACATCGTTTGGTGTTTCTACTGTTAATGTAAATGTTTTTTCTACTGCACTAAATCTCAAAGGATCAGCAGCTTCAACAGTGAATGTGTATTCTCTGTCAAACGTAGTAGTGTTTTTTGCACCATCTAAAATAAAAGTATTTCCGTCAATGGCAGTAAGACTTAAATCAGTAACAGGGAATTCATAAAGGTCCCATTTAATTGGATCAAAAGATAATCCGCTATTGTGAGCTTCATTTGATTTATAATAACTAGGGCTAGCTGTTGCTGATCCAATGGCTTTGGCCATTGTTGTAGTTCTGCCTTTGTTTTCGTAGCTGAAATAATTTAATGGAAGAACCTGCGTTTGTCCTTCAAATGATGCTATACCAACGCTTACACCAATAATACCAGAACCAAAGAATCCTGGATCATTGGGGTAGCCTAGTGTAAGGCTATCGATAGTACTTGACAATGCCAGCCATCTTCCGTTATAGGTACTGGTACTTTGTCCACGTATTTCATAGTAAAATTCTAACCCCGATGAAGTAACAAATGTTAAATCGTGAAGCCCGTCAACTCCGCCAAGTTGGCTACCACTGACAGTAATAGAATCTCCAGGCTTATATCCTACACCTGGATCAATTAATTTAATTGTAGTAACACCTCTGTATATAGGATTTATTAAATTAGAAACTTTTTCAACTCTAAATACTGCTCCAGTTCCAGTTCCGGATGTAGAAGATGCAGAAACAACTGGCCAAACAAAACTGCTAGTTGATATAGCATTGCCTTCTGCTAGAGTAAACACTGGAGCCAATGGCATTAAATTTTGATCAACAATATCAAATTTTACTCTCCAAATTGATCCGGTTTGTTCTTTATCTATTACTGACAACACTTTGACAGGATCTAAATTTATTTTTACTGAATCGTAAAAATTAAAACTGTCAGTGTCAGTTATAACTTTAGTCAATGCTCCGTTTTTAAAATTATGATCTGTAGTAGTTACAACTGTAGCTATGTTTTTTCTTCTTATTATAGATCTAATTTCAGCAGTATTGTCTTGCTTTACTACATCTCCTACAGCATAATTTTTGCTAGGTTTCCAGTAGCTTTTATATATTACTTGATCGTTAACCTCGTTTACTTTACCAACTATTTCACCATCAAAGTTTAAACTTAAACCAGCTGGTAGTTTACCGCTAGTTACTCGATATAAAATCTGCGGACTAAATGTGCTAGTTGCATGGACAAATAAATCACTGACATATCCAGCATTAATACTGCCGAGGCTGCTAGGACTGTTCCATGTCATTACACTTTCAACTTCGCCTAATATTTTGACAGTAAACAGTCTTCGACTAGATGCAGTTTCGCTGCTTTGACCAAACCTAGTTGCTTTAATAGTAAAATTAAACTCTCTAGTCACTGCTGATTGGTAAGGTACAACACCAAATACTTCTCCAGTGTTTCCATCGAAACTCATACCGGGAGGTAGTTTACTCTTATCACCAATGTAGATTGCTGTACTATCTGGAATAGACATGTCAAGGTTAGGAATAACAGTAATCCTGTAAGTGTCCCCACCTACGGTATCTACGCCTATAATATCATAGGTTTTTCCAGTTGCGCTTGGAAAGTCGCCAGCAAAGCTTACAAATTGTCCTATTTTTGGAACATCGGAAGCTCTTTCAAACCTTATAAAATTTAAACCTTGTCTATTATCAGATGCAGATTCTTTTCTTACAATACCGCTGATCCTTGCATTAACATCACAATAACTAAAATTAATTGGGCCTAAATCTGTAAATCCTTCAAAAATATCTATTTTAAAAGTTTGATAGTTGTTAGCTCTTCTAATTCCCAAGTTAGCCGGTGTGGTAAAGATAGGCGTTCTTACATAAGTAACGTCAGCGGTAAAAGTTCCGCTACCTGAGCTAGTAATAGTATTGTCTGCTCTAAAGAAATCATCTCCTACTACAAATATTCTATACTTGCGTTTGTTAACAGTATCACCGTCAGTGATAGTGGCTATAAATTCGTAGTTTCTGTTTAGCTTTCTAGGTTTAGTTGTAGGTACAAAAAAGTCAAAAACAGTTGAATCGTAGACAAACGAGTCGTATCCGTTTGACGGTCTAAATCCAAAGTCATAGGCTACGCTGTCGTAGAGATCTGTATCAAAAGGACCGTTACCTGATTTAGCAGGAATCTGTAGCAACGGCTGTATAAAACCTGTTATTCTGCCACTGCTGGTCATTAATAGACCTGGAGGAAGTTCTCCTTCTCCGCTGGCTATAAAATAATTTAATTTTTGTCCAACAGCAGTATCGGTATCAGACGCACCTAATTGAAAATCAATATAACTTGTTTCTAGAACAAAATATGCGTTATTTGAGCCGACTGGTAATGGGCCCGACGGTGATATCCATTGAGGCTCATCTGCTCCTGCAACCGTCATGTAAAAAGTTCTATCGCTTATTCCGGATGTAGCAGTGGCTCTTATTACAAATTTAAATTCAGTAGTACGAGGAACTTCGTAGGGTGTTCCTACTATTTTATATCCAGAGATTCTTAACCCGGGAGGAAGTTTGCCCGCAATTACAGAAAATGTAACTCCGGGCGTATTATTAGTGGGTAAATTTATGTCTACAGTTTCGCGTTCTTGTCGAATACCAAAACTGTAGCCAGAATCTTGAATCCAAATAGATAATGCCATCATAGCTCCGTTTTATGTATTTACCTAAAAATGGAACTATAATTTATCGGAACCTACGTATTCGACTCCTTGGCCATGCAGCTCCTGTAGTAGGTCTAGCGCCAACCGCCTGTTTAGGTACCATTGTTCCTGTGTCTAAACGTTCTCTTTTATAATACAAGAACTTATTAGGTGCACCTTGTAAATCTGTAGTATCTGCAGGGCCACCATTAGTAGCAGTAATCTGACCATTTTTAGCTACACTTAATATATACTCTTTGGCTTGTGTTTGATTCCAAAAAGGATTGTTTTCCAGAGCACAGGCTAACACACCGCAGACCTGCGGGCTGGCCATACTAGTTCCACTAAATTTTCCTAGATAGTAAGTAGTACCCGAACTTCTAGAATCACTTACTCCGCTGGTCAGTGAGCTGATAATATTAGTGCCCGGTGCCCATATGTCTACACCAGGACCACAATCACTGTAAGATGCTTTGTAATCACCTGAGGTTACATCTATAGAACCAACACAGATATTTGGTATGTTATAACCCTGGTCGCCAACTGGCCTTTGCGGATCAAATACGTCATTGGCTGTTGGACTAGTTCCTCTCATGTAATAGTAAGGTTCTGCAACACTACCTGGATATCTAGTAGCCATTTCAAAAGTATTGTCCCAATCGGGATCACCAGGTAGGCAATGTTTCCAACGACCGTTACCGGCAGCACCGACATACATAATTCCTTCTTGGATAGCGTCTTCTATATCACTGTCTAGTGCAGCAACACGTTTAGGAATTCGTTGACCAGAAATAAATCCCCAAGTGTTCAACTGTTCTGTACTAAATCCTGTACCTGAACTCTTTGCTGCATTGCTGCCAATTTGTAGATCAATCTGATCTGGTGTAGCTTCGTAGAATACATATTCACAGACCATAGTAGGGCTACCGAGTGTTCCAGTAGTACCAGTTGATCCTTCCATACGTACTCTGTAAGTTCTTGATCCTGCTACTACATTTATAACACCAGTCATAACGTTATGGACTTGACAAATGTAGTAAAGTGTAGAAGGAGCATCATTAGGCACTGTAAATGTTATAGTACCAGATTGAGTTCCGTTGTTAGTTACTCCCGTGCTATATGCGCTGCCAGTTCCGGTGACTTGGGCAGTTTTAATCCAAAAAGGATGACCGCTGGCGCTGACATTAAATGTATAGGTTCCGCCTCTTTCTAATGTCAATGTAGGATTAGCTGATGAGTTAATAGTATAAGAACTTGCTCCTGAATTAGTAACTGTGTACGTTGCTGTTTCAGCTCCTTCTACACCGTAGTAAATTCTCTGAACAGATCTATCGCCGCAGCACAACATTATTTTTGGTAAGTTTGGAGAAGATACACTGATACCAGAATATATAGTAGACCCGTCAGTAAATGTAAGATAAAAATTTGTTCCCACATAGATAGTAGTATAAGTTGCACCGAGATATGTTATATTAAATGGTAATGTAAGATTCCAATAACCGTCATCGTTATTGCCAAGGCTTGGTGTTATAGCTGGTGTAAGAGCTGCCGCGCCCAACAGCGAGTTAGTAATAGTAGTTACACTAGCAGTTGCTGGAGTTGTTTCTGTAATAACTGTTACACTCATTGAAGTAGCATATGTTGGATTACTAGCGTCTTCTAGAACTATAGCTGACGTAAACTTTATAATATACTGCTCAAAGTTTGGCAACGAAATATTGAATTCTTCAATTAACGCTTCAACAGTTCCACCATTAGTTGTACTATAAGGACCGTCACTGAATGTTGCTATAGGAACAGGATTAGCACCTTCATAAATTTCAATTCCGCTGGTTAGACTCATTGCTCCTGAAACTACGTCAATGGCAGTATTGTTGAGAATATTGATATCAGCTGGACCTTGAACAAACACTTGATACTCTGGATCAGGGCCAGTGGCTCCGACGAGCGTAATATATGCCTGCTGACCTTGCTGTAACCAGGTTTCTGGAATTGAAAGGATACTACCGCCCGGTGGAGTATATGGACCAGTAGTGGTAATTCTATTACCATGATTTTCAAATCCGTTGAGCTGTGCTAGTCTAGCATTAGAAGTACAAACGCCGCTGACACCTAAAAAAGTCACAGCACCACTTGGCGTATATCGAGTTCCTCTATATGTTACGGCAGTTATGTCACCAAAAGACCACTCACTGGGGAAGATACTCATTCCCCAACTATTATTTGTTATTGTAGGATTTTTACGCCCTGTGGCAGGATTTATAGATTTAGTTTTGTGAAACTCTCTTACATAATCCATGACATAGGGAAAATTATTATTGCCTACTGCACCAGCATAATAATAAATGTTATAGATATTTGCTTCTCTAGCCCAACCTTGTGTGTTACCGGCAATTGTTCCAGAGACGTGTGTGGCATGATCCGAAATGCTGTATGAATAGTTACTAGCTGCCGATCCTTTTACAACAGGGTCATGCTGAAACCAGTTATATTGATTTGATCTATAACTACCAGTGCCGTCTGCGTTTACAGTATATTCTGGGTGACCAAAAATTATACCGTCACCGTCTACAACAACAACATCAACATTTTTTCCTGTTGCAGGTAATTTAATTGTGCCAGTTTGATTGTTAGTACCATTACTACCCCAACCACCCCTGTCCTCGCCCTCGTAGCAACGAAGGAGTCCCCAGTTAAGCATAGTGTTACCTGTACTAGAACTTTTATTCCAGTTGCTAGATGTTTGCTCTCGCAACACAGTTAAACCTGCACTAATACCTAGATATCTTGGATGAAGACAAACATTTCTTACTCGAGAATCTTTTCTTAATTCTAACGATTCCCATTCAGTAAGCCAATAGTGTGTATTTCTACTAGTGTCTCTTCTTTCTATAACTGCAACTGCTCGCTCGGGAACATATCCCTTGCCCCCTTGGTTTTCCATTTCATTGTAAAACTGATCTAAATCTTCGTGCTTAAAAAGAGTTACAATGTATTCTTTTTTAGCTGCATATTCTTTCATTGACATACTGCTAATCCTTATGTTCTTCTTATTTTAACTCTAGGGTAAGTTTGCCCGTCAGTAGGTCTTGCGCCTAATGCATAAGAAGGAAATACTGTTCCCTGTTCTGCCCTGTCCTTAAAATAATAAAGTATAAGGTTGTTTCCGTCCTGCAGTGATGTTACATCATTGTAGCCATCATAGGTTTCAAACATTTTTCCAAAAGTTGCATGTGACAGCAGATATGTGTTAATTTGACTTTGAGTAAATGCAGGATATTTTTCTAATACTAGTGCAAGATATCCAGTGACCTGTGCAGTGGCCATACTTGAACCATTGTACTTTTGATATGTAGAACCGTTCTCAACAACAGTCGTCGCTGAACTTGTGGGACCTGAATCACCAGATCCGTCATATACTCCGGAAATAACATTCATACCTGGAGCATAGATATCTACTCTGGGACCAGTATTACTGGCCTGCATCTTATATTCTGCACTTGAGCTAGATAGCGCACCTACGCATATAACATCAGGATGTGCTCCGGGTGTTGAACCTCTGTGATAATAATAAGGTATTCCGTTATCTACAAAATAGTTGTCGTAGTCTTGTCCACCAGGTAGATCTATTTTGTGAGCATCGTTGCCTGCAGAACAGACAAATATAATTCCGTCAAGGATAGCATCATCCATGTCTGCTTCAAAGGCAGCATTGCGCTGTGGAGAATTATTATAATTGATATTAACACCGTAGGATAATAATTGCTGAGTAGTGAATTCACCTCTATAGTTTGAATTTTGATCTATATGTAGGTCAACCGTAGCATTAGTTACACCACTGCCGCTGCCTGAGGATTCGTAGAACGTCATTTCCCAAACTACTGTAGGAGCATCGTCTACACCACCATTGGCTGCATCGTGTCCTTCCCAACGCACTCTAAATGTTCTGTTCGGAGTTGTTCCGCTGGTTTGTGTGTATATTCTCTGGCAGCTTCTAACTCCAGCTGAAACATGTATTTTTCTAGCAGC